TTTTGGTGTATCTGCGACTATAAGGAGCTGTGTATCTACGGCTACATCCTACTCATGACCTTGATCTATTAAGAGCTGTATCATCTTCCTCTCATGCTGCAGATCTGTAATACGTTCACGGATTGATTGATATTCGGAAGATACGCTAACTTTGCTAATGATATGATTATTATACATCTGCTCACTAATGATATCCTTTAGATACAACTGTGCTGCTGTATGTGTTAGCTTTGTAATCTCTGCTTCTACTAATACTTTACGGTCTTTTAACATAATCCTCTTCCTTTAATAGATTACCCGTTAATGCATCAATCCTAAGGCCAGACTCATTAATGTAATAGAGTGGTCTATTGCTATCTAAGGGATAATTTCGTTTCTTTGCAAACTCTTCTGCTTCTTCTAATGAAGCTAGCTTATATTCGTCGTTTGCATTCATTTACGCATAGCCTTGTTGATTACGTCTTCTGCGTCTGGATACTCTTTCATCCACTCTACTAGCTCATCCGTTTTCTTTACTTCTTCCATTGGATCTCTTTTTATATGGTGGAATACGCAACTATACGTTGCTAACCTATTCCAGTCTATCTGATATACTCTATTGTAGTTTGGCATATTAGAAGTTATCTACGGACTTGACTAATGGCATTCTTGGTGTTCCCATTGTTGAATCGTCTAAGAATGTCCTTAGCTTATTAGGATTACCATAGATTGCATATGACTTACGGTCTTCACTGAATGTCACAATGTGATCCGTATCAATCTTCGTGTTTGCCATGCATCCAGTCCTAAATGCCATTCTATGGTTTAATTGATCTGCACTAATGCACTTATCGCCTACTTGCTGGAATGAATACGTTGGCTTATAGGCAAATATTGCTACTTGCGCTGTAATTCCATCAATTCTGACCTTTTCCTTCGTTACACGGTATACATACTGACCCATTTCATTCTCCTTAGTTAGTCTAGTTATTATCATTTATTTGCAACGAAAGGTCAACAGCAGTGGTGATAAATACCAGCATGCCCCATACTTACAGGTCAATCTTCATTTCGGACGTCCATTTAGGTACAAGGGACTGTAAGGCCGCGTCTCTTAATAACTTCCTTAAGCACAATACATGCGATACTCTCTATCTTGTTGGCGATATCATCGATGCATGGAAAATTCAGCAAAATAAGTGGAAATGGAAGCAAAGCCATACTAACGTTGTACGAAGAGTATTAGGTCATGCAAAGCGCGGGACAAAAGTAGTCTACGTAGCAGGGAACCACGATGAATTCCTAAGACCAATGATTCCCTACGGATTCTCATTTGGCCTTGTCGAAATAAAAAATCAGGCCATACACACAGGAATTGATGGTAAACGGTATCTGATTACGCATGGTGATCTCTTTGATGGTATTAGTAGCCTTGCTCCGTGGCTTGCATTCCTTGGTGACAAACTCTATGATCTTATCCTTGATTGGAATTCAAGATTCAATTGGTTTCGCCATAAACTTGGGTTTGGATACTGGTCTTTGTCAAAATACCTAAAGTATAAAGTAAAGAAGGCGTCTGACTTTGTATTTCAATTTGAAGGGAACCTTGCTGCATATTGTAAGAAACGCGGGTTTGATGGAGTGATATGTGGCCACATTCATCATGCGGAGATTAAAGAGATAGACGGTATCACATACATGAATGATGGGGACTGGGTAGAATCATGTACTGCGCTTGTTGAACATCATGATGGACGATGGGAAATAGTAACATGGACAAAGGAGAGCGATGATGTGGGTATTAATCCTACTAGCAGTGCACATCAACAATCCGAATGATATACCGGGAAGAGTGATGATTGAATTTCAAACACAGGCGGAATGTCAAAGAGCAGAGAGCACCGTAAAGTATGCTCTTAAATTTGATAGCTTTAAAGTGATAACAAAATGCGAAAAACAATCTTAATCATAACGGATAATGTTCCAGATCAAATCAATGGAGTCGTTACAACTTTCCAGAACGTCGAAGCTTCTGCTATCGCTGATGGGTATAATATTGTTTATATTAATCCCAGGGAGTTCCCTAATTTTGCTTGCCCTGGCTATAATGAAGTTCGCCTCTGTTGGCCGCACGGTATCAGTAAAAAAATTAAGGCGATACACCCGGATTTTATACACATCGCTACAGAAGGGCCAGTAGGGCTTTTTGCTCGTTGGTGGTGTGAGAGAAATAATATCTCATACAATACTTCCTATCATACAGACTTTCCTAAGTTCTTACACACGATGTACGATGTCCCTCAATTCTTGACATATGGATACCTTCGTTGGTTTCATAAGAACAGCCATCGCGTGTTAGTGACAACAAAGACGATAGAAGAAGATTTACAGTCACGTGGATTTCAACGGTTGACAATATGGAGCCGCGGTGTTGATAGATCGCTAACACCAAATACATCCCCAAATCAAAATAAGAAACCGATACTACTTAATGTTGGCCGTGTTAGTGCAGAAAAAGGATTAGATCAGTTAGTCGGACTTGATAATGACAAATACACATTGGTAATAGTTGGGGACGGACCATATATGGCTCGTGCAAAGGAACTATTGCCAAATGCTATCTTTGTTGGATACAAGTCTGGTCAAGAGTTAGTCGACTGGTATGCACAATCTGATGTATTTGTGTTTCCCAGTGAAGCTGATACATTTGGTTTAGTTATTATTGAAGCAATGGCACGGGGTACTCCTGTTGCTGCTTTCCCCGTACAAGGTCCTATTGATATTATAGAACAAGGGGTTAATGGGTATATGTCTTGGGATCTTAGAGAAGCTGTAGAAAAATCGTTAGCTTTAGATCGTAATCAAGTTAAACAATCTAGTCAACGTTGGACATGGGATAACTGTTGGAATATATTCAAAGAAAATCTTGTACCGGTATAATCTCCATAGATCCGCCGGTATCTTCTATTTTCTTCTTATATGAATTGTATACAGATGAAGTATAGGCGCTCATTCCAATATTGTTCTTATAGCAAGTATAGATTGACCCAGAATGGTTATGGATTACATAATGCGGATATGAATCAGCTGTTTTATCTTCGACCTTAGTAATCCCTGAGCTAAACCTCCACTCATCAGAACCAGCAAATCCACCAAACCAACTACTAAGGATCTTATCAATTTGTACTTCGCCGGTATTGATCCTCACAATAACCCAACGATCAGGTGTATATCCGTCCATTAATGAATTACCCTTTTTCCGTTTAAATTCATTTTCATAAGTGCGGCAACCATTAGTACTCTATTAAACTCTTTTAGTTCATTGTCTGTAATGAATGATTCTGGTAGCTGTCCATGAACAACTTTCCATATCCTTTGCTTGTCTTCATTAGTTAACCACGATTCTACATTCATACTATACCTCAAAATTAGTGTTTTACTAGATATTGTGTTGTTTGTTAGGGGTGGGTGGGGCTGCGATTTCTAAACCATACTCAGTAGCAGATGCGACAAGCGACTCAATACTTCTTCCATACTCCCTTGCCAAGATATCAATGTATGCTCTTACATACTTTGGTCCGTGCTTATCGTGCGTTAGGAAGTGTGCTACCTCATGAATGACAATCCACTTCTTTCTTGCAAACCTTGGTAATGCAATTTCTCTTCGAAGAAAATGAGTCTTTGCACAGGGCGTTCGTCTTCCGCGTCCATCCGTTACAGTAACTCCCTTAATGAGAGTGTTACAATATGATTGACACTCCTCCAATGATAAGATAGTATCATCCCACCCATACTCAAGTTCTTCCCACTTATAGAGTTTACTTCTTTGAAAGTCTTTCATTATCTACCATTTAAAAGGATTGGTTTCTTAACGCCTTCTCTTTCTCTAGGCTCATGCGTTACCCAGAATGCTATCATAACAATAAAAATTGCTATTCCAATCTTTACAAGGATCTTTTCACCCCTATAAAGATTATCATACCACTCTTTCAGCTCACTCACTTGGACTACTCTCTAGCCACTCATCAACAATACGTTCTGCTTCTTCTTGTGATAGTGCCAACAACTTAACTTCTAAAGGACCGCCAGCAGTATGCTTAAGGTCAAATGGTACAACGCCAAACAATGGAAATGAATCTACGTTCCTTGTTACTCGAAAGTACTTCAACTCTTTAATTCTATTGATTACTTCACTTGCATTAGTTATCGTTGCCATTTTTGTCCACCTTTCATAAATTCAATAATATTGCTTGCTGTTTGTAAATGACGCTCTTTAATCTTTATAAGCTCTTCAAGTTCCTGTATTCCTATACCCCATATCTGCCAGCTGTTTTGAGGTCTTGTGCTTTCCGGTATGATCACTGCATCTTCATATCCTGGATGGTATGGTGCTTCTTCTACAAATTTATTCATTATAGTGTTCCTATCACAATCTTACATTCGTTCTTAGCCCACAATGTATCAAACTCGCTTGGTATTCCTAAATCTAACTCCAGCTGATTGATGTCTCGTTCTTTCGGTAAAGGACCACATCCTAAACGATCCCATTCTCCTTCTGAATAATAATAAGCATTTGCAGTCATTTAATTCTCCCTAGATTATGTTTCTACAATCTTGTTGTCTCACAACTTCAAGCGATAATGTTTGCATTTCATTTATTTTATCCTCACTAATACCATTAAGAGTAAACGATCTGTTTGTTAACACTTCATTACCCTTAATAACAACTCTATTATCTACAGCTTCAATAAACTGATTATTAATATTATAGCACTGATCATATATTACAACCCTTGCTTTATTCGTAATCGTGGCACGTAGCATGATTGTTGTTCTATCGAAAGAATCAATAAACATCTGATACCGATTCCTATCGAATGTTGTACTTTCCCATCTCTTATCTATAAAGAGCATACCAGCCATTTTTACAATTAGTCTATACCCATTAGGACGATCAAAATAGCTAACGTCTTCTTTAGTTTTCTCTACTGCCTCTCCGATTGCCTCAACGTACTCAGGACTCCACCTCATTGTATGAGGGATAACCATTGATAGCGTTCTATCGCTGTTCCTTACTATCGATATTGGTTTGTTTTCTATTACGAATGCTTTTTGAGGATAATCTTTTAGGATCGTTGCAATTACTCTATCGCCATCGCGAGTTTGTTTTTGCAAAGTAGAAACTGCTGTACTAAGTTCTGTACCGTTTATTGTACTAGCTTGCTTACTTTTGTTTAGCAACCGGTTAGCAATCTTAGAGTGACTAACATAGACATCCATAGTCACGACAACCTGATTGCCAAGCTGCTCTCTTGATAACACTTGGAACGAAGTAACGTAGCCAGAGCTATACTCAATGATTTCTCTTCTCGCTACCCTATCATTGACAACTTCTGTTTCTGATAAGATTAGTGAGCCAACGGCATTATCAATAGCAACTTTAAATCCATCCTCTCTTGCTTGCTTCTCGTTACTACCAACACCCTTTACCTTGACGTAATATACTTTATTACCATCAAGTTTATCAACAATCCAAGCCCCAACAGATAGAGCAACACCGACTGGGCTTGGAGCTAATATAGATAGGTTTGGCGTTTGACTATGAGAGGATACTGCAAATACTACCAACAGTATTGCAACTAACGATTTCATTTACTATCCATCATTGTAGAGATGAAACGAGCAGACTGTTGCATCTTTGGAGTCCATACATAAGTTGCATTGTATGTCTTACCATCTTCAGCAACAAACCCTTTTTCTTTATAGACACCACTCAAACGGCCTTGTGCAGAGACAACAATCGTACTTGTTACAATCCTTGCATTGTTGATAGATGCTTTCCGCAATGCTGTGTTCTCTTTAGAGTTTTCATCATTGGATGCTTGAGGTTTCGTAGTATCAAGTTCGATATCCGTATCGGCAATTACAATTGCTCCATCTACCGTCTTTGTACGGTTAAGCATATTGTCTTGCGACCGTTCAATCGACTTAGCAATCACTCTTGTCATACGTTGTGTATCTACAGTCTCACCTCGTAAGAACTTAACTAACTTGTCCTTGGCATCAGCTTCTGCAGCAACACGATACTCACCTCGCCAAACAGGAGCATAACCAAATGCTTCAATCTTTTCTACATCACCAGTGAACGAGTATGTGACTCTAATTCCTTCTCGTCTAAAGTCAGTAGCCAAACGTTGTTCTTTTACATTGACATCATCTAGCTTTACTGTTTGCTTCGTAGAACTACAGCCAGCAATAATACTAACCATTGCTAATGCAATTAACGTTCTTTTCATTTAGAGCCACCCATCTTATCTTTTGTCCAATTAGCAGCACCAGCAATGTCGGTACCAACACCAGCAACTGTACCACATGCTGTTAGCATGGTAACAATAACCATAGCAATGATTGTTTTCATTTTGCGAGTTCCTGTGATTGAGCTTTTAAAGTATTAACACCGCGATCAAGGATGTTTGCAATACCACTAAACCCAACCGTGGCAATTACAAGTCCAAAAATCGTACCAATAATAAAGTTTTTCATAATATAGTTCCTTTCTCAATTATTACAATTACTATACTACAGAGAATGGATTAAAATGTCAACAGTTCGTTGAAAATAACGGTGGTATGCGGGAAAGAGCAGACCTAAATTGTAATGTTTGTACAATATATTTAGTGCTTTTAAGATAGTATAAATATCATCTATGAATGAAAATTACATGAACAACACCATTATCAAATCGCCAGAACATAACATGACTTTTACTAAGTATGAATAATCTATATCATTATAATCTTAATTTACCAGTAGAGTTCGAGCTCACATTCAAGGACGAATCGGACTATTTTCATACATCTTTTGATATTGAATTAATAAATTATAAATTTAGAAATTGGTTGGCCGAGCGCGATCTACAAATTATGAGCCCTTGTGAGCGGTTTCTGCTTGATCCTAGAACAAGATCATCCCTTCCAATACACATTGATAATCCCGATTCTCCCAATCACGTTAAACTGAACTACGTATTCTGCGACACGCCGCATACTACAGCTTGGTATAAACTAAAACCTGAAAAAAAACTAAACTTTTCAAAAACGGCAATAGGAACAAACTTTGCATGGGCAGCAGAAGAAGACTGTGAGCCTATATTTTCTACCAATATTAATAAGCCTTGTTTGTTTAATGCAACAGTACTGCATGGTGTACTACCAGTTACATCAAAACGCACTACGTTTGCGATGACATTAGCTAAAATTTCAGACAGCACCTTAATAACATGGGCCGATGCTGAGACAATCTTCAAAGATTATATCTATTGAGATTTCCAAAACATCTCTTTCCAATCCACTCCATCTACGTCCAGCATTACTTCTTGAACGCTTATCTTTGACATTGCTAGAAAATATACTATTTTAGCAAACTCGTTCACATCAAGCTTCTTAACATCCCAATGCTTAATCAGCTGAGTATCAACTAGGCCAGCCACTACGTTAAAAATGCGAGGACTTCCTTTGAGGAATCTTGATTTTATAAAGTCATGTTGTTGGCGTTTTGAGTGGAGATATTCTTCATAGTGTGCCAATACAGGCATGTGCACTCCCTTACTACCCATATTAATGATTAATTTATTAGTACCTTCCCATAAGCGCGTCATTTCCTTTAATAAAATTAATTGACCCTCACAATCATATGCATTATTAATGAATATATCTGCAGTCGATGCATAATTTATTATCTTTTCTCTAGCATCTGGGTCAGCAATATTATGTCCTGTTGTTCTAGAAAATCCATCTACAACAAACCCATCATGTTGAAAAAGTTTCAATAAAGCATTTCCTATTCCAGAAGAATGGCCTGTTATTACGACTCGCTTTCTTGTAAGAAGGGCTGCGTCAATCATTACTTTTTTAGTCGGTGACCCATTATGCTTATTCCACCCCCAAGGAGAAGAGCAGCTAACCATGTATGGACTGTGTATGGAATATCAAGGACAGGAAACAGTGTGTTTAGTGACCAAATTGTAAGGAATGGGAAAGCAAGGATAATGGAAAGCAAACCTAATAAACCCGCAAATATCATTGTTTTAGCCATAAAAGTATCAGTCATTGCATTTGTCCTCGTTTATACCATGTTTTTTACAAGCAGTGAACACCCACCCCTCGCCTTGCCTTGTTCCTGGGTTTCCGCATTTCTCGCAAATCCTACCACTCATCGATTCAGCAAACCAAACCATTCCGTGAATAGTATCATTACCCCCCTGATAATAGAAACGTAGAGTACCAAACTTTTCTTTCACTTGCTCTACAATCACTTGTGGAATAATACGATCTTGCCGACTGTTATTGTCAATATAACTTTGAATGGAATCACAAAGCTCATCAATTAAATCAAACCATCCATCACGACAAGCAAATCCCCAGCACATTGCTGTTTCTTGCATTGATTTATTTCTATCTACAAACATCTTTGGATACTTCCTACAAAGAAGTTCATCTAACTCTCGTTTCATATCTTTCCTTTAATAGCTAGGTGCTGAGTAATCTTTTACTTTTTGATAAATGGCAAAACCATCAGCGCCCATTGCTGGTGCCACGAATATCATATTTGGTAATCCGTCGTCACCTTTTTCCGAACCTCCACCACAAATGAACGGACGATCAATTCCTTTGTATTTTTTCACTAAATCCTCAAGCCTTGCAACTCGAGCTTCTAATTGTTCAATGTTTGATTGAGGTTGTGCTAGCTGCGTCATGTTGTTTTCCTTGTATCCCATTGATTAACTTGAAATAATCATCTTCCGTTTGTGTTTCTCTACACGCCCAAATCAATCGAGCATTAAGTACAGCAGCAAGGGTTAGCGGACTTGCATTATGTTTAAGGCACAATGCTGCAAGCAACTCATCTACTTCTTTCGTTAATACAATTAAATGTTCGTCGGTCATCAATATTCTCCTATTTGGGAGTGATTCTACAGGAAAACAATAGGAATGTCAACACTATAAATAGGCATATGACTAATTATAACGATTTATTAAAAATAAGAGATCAAGATGTTGATGGCGTCTCTGGCTGGACGTGGGTCAAGGAAGATGATGGAGCATGGAATGGTCCTCATGTAGAATGGATAAACTCTCATCGCGATGCATATCTTAATGCCTCACGGGAACGCAATATCGTCGTTCAGGCTGGTGGCAATTGCGGTTTATATCCTCGGTTGTTTGCCAAATACTTCAAGACAGTATACACATTTGAGCCAGATCCGTTAAACTTCCATTGCTTAGTTAATAATTGTCAATTAGATAACATTATTAAAATTAACGGAGCTCTTGGTGCAAATAATGATATGGTTCGCGTACAGCGTAGTGGGATGAGCAACGTTGGTTGTCATACCGTTAAGGCAGAGGATGGCGAGCGTCTTGTTCCTCAGTTTACAATTGATCAATTAAATTTTCCCGCATGCGACTTTATTCAACTAGATGTAGAAGGATATGAGATCAACGTCTTAAAGGGCGCAGTAAACACAATAGAAAAATTTAAACCTGGGATATCTTGCGAGAACGGGCACTCTAACGGAATAGCAGATTTTCTTGCGCAATATGGATACAAAGTTGTTACTAGCGTAGGTGCAGATACAATATACGTAGCAGAATAAAATACCCCTTAGGACCGTTAATCTTATGGGTAATAGGAGGCCCCTGCCTGCTATATCGGAAACGAGAACATAAGTGGGGCAACTAATTCAACAAGTAAACCGTTCTAATAAATATGACTATGGACATTGAAACAAGACGCAAAATTGCCCGTACAATGAAGGGTAAATCTAATTTCGAAGGAAAGAGGCATACTCACGCCACTAAAATTCAGATTGGTATATCCCAAGAAGGCCACCGTAATGCTAAGGACCATAAGTGGGTAACTGACAAAGAAACAGGAGAAGAGCGTCGTGTAAAGGGCAATGTTCCAAAAGGAATGCGTAAAGGACGTACGCAAGCTTTCAGTCAATGGATCCACGCAAAAGAAAACTTCCAAGACGGCCGTAACCCGCAAGATAAAGGCGACATGGCTCGCCATGGTTTAAAAAGCAAAACTATGAGCCAGCTTAAAAAGATTAGAGGCTCTGACTCTGCAACCCCAAGACAAAAACAACTAGCCCATTGGTATATTAATATGCACAAAGAAGGTGTAGTATTAGAAGACTTACGTAAGTGGTTCAAACAGAAGTGGGTCCGTATGGATACTAAAGGAAACATCAAGGGGGATTGTGCTAAAGAAGATGGAGAAGGTAAACCAAAATGCTTACCATTGGCTCAAGCTAGATCAATGGACAAAAAGGATAGAGCAACTGCTGTTCGTAGAAAGAGAAGGGAAGATCCAAACCCCGATCGTCAAGGAGCTCCGATCAATGTAAGAACAGAAGCTTGCTGGGATGGCTATACAGCTAGAGGTCTTAAGAAAAAGGGAAAACGTATGGTTCCTAATTGCGTACCTGAAGAAACAGAACATCTTACAGAAAAGAGTACTCCAACAAACCCAGAGCTGTGGTCTCGAGCAAAGACACTAGCTCGTTCTAAGTTTGATGTGTATCCTTCTGCATATGCTAATGGTTGGGCAGCAAAATGGTATAAGGGTAAGGGCGGTGGTTGGAAATCAGCCAATGAAAATTATACAAATAGTAGCTTAATTGCTCGTATTCAAAAAATATTAAATTAGTATTATTTTAAATTATGTATAGAGTATTTCTTCAATCGAAATCCTTAATTGTCGTTGAGTGTACTGAAAAAGAATTCCGGCAAAAGTATCCTGGTTCATACGAACTCATTCAATCAATCGCAGAATACGATAACCTAGTCAAGGTCATCGAAAGACTCCAAAAAGATTACAAAGCTACAGAAGTCATTAGCGACTACCAAGAAAAGAAACGGTGGGGTCTTAAATACTTTTCTGAAGCAATAAAAGCAAAATGGCTTGCTGCAAGAACAGGCAAACCAAGACCACTTGAATCTAATGCAAAAGCCTCAGCAACGATGAGGGGTAAATCAAACTTCGAGGGTAAGAGACATGCCCAGATTACAAAGATAATGATTGCATCTAGTCGGTATGGAAAACCATCTCTAAAGGAAGGACAGCGTTGGTGTCATCATCCTGAATCAGGAAAAGAATTACGCTGCTTTGAACATGAGATACCAGAAGGATTTAAATTAGGAAGAAGTCCAGAATTTAAAGACTATATAAATGGTAAGCGTACTTATATTTAATCTAACAACAATTTAGGAAAAATGATGTCTATTGATTATATGTTAAAATTTGAAACCAAAGAACAAGCGGAAACGGTTCTTAAAGAAATTGGTCTAGTGCAGGAAGTAGAAGATACCGTGATGCCTGCGTTTGGTTCTAATGTTGATATTATTGGTACTATCTGGAAACCAGATGGTACGTTTACAACTACTGCAGAAGGCTTTCCGTTACCTAATATGATGGTGTTAGAGGGATATCACGTTAATGTGAGAGCAGCGGGTGAAATCCAAGCGCTAGAACAATACAGAGTTAATCCAACAACTCCTCATAGAGTTTGGGCTTAGGTCATTCTGCCGGCTCGTACGTAGCTTCAAAAATATCAGGTTTGCAAGCATAGAACTCTCCTTGCCCACCTCGAATAATCCAATCGCCTTCTGTGGCAATATGTTTAGCAGTTAGATGAACCCCATCCTCTAGTGTACAAATCTCTGCTTCGGCAGGACTATTATCATGTTCTTTACGAATATTACCTAGTGTATTACCGCAAAATTCTTCTAACTCTGCGATCGACTTATCATTAAATTTAAATTGTACTGCTTCAATCACTACGGGTTTTTTTCTAAATCTCATGATTTTTTCTTCTCCAGTGATTGCCATTTATTAGTGGCTAGATTAAAATCCCGTTCGGCTGCTACTATTCTACCTTCCAACGTTTGTATTCTACGTTCGCAATGAAGTAAGCGAATCAGTAGTACAACCATCACCACAATAATGAATGTGAGAGTAGCTCCCCATCCAGCAATAATTCCATAGGTCCAATACCATAAGTTAGAAACGTTCTCAGTCAGCAATGAGATGGGATTCATTTATAGTTCCAAATAATCTAAGAATGTTTGGCCAAGTTCTTTACCAGCACGGAAAGCATCATTTGCGAATGTCCACACAACTCCCAATATAATAACAGGAGCTGCCAGTATAAAGCATAAAATTGTAATAATGTTTTTCATAGGTCTAGATTAGAATACTTCCTTAGCTTTTCTTTCTTTTCTAAGATATATTGCTCTACTGTTGTATATGAGAACATATCATATTCATGCATAATTTCTAAAATACAAAAAAGATCACCAAGCTCTTTCACTAATTGATATGTGTTGTCTTTTTCTCCAAAGCGAATGCACTTGCTTGCTGCTTGAATTACTTCCGCGCACTCCTCCTGTAATAACTGCAAGAGTTCGTGTTGTGCGCTCATGTTGTGTGTTACTTGTGTCTTTGCTTGTACCATTAATAACCTTCAATTTGATTTTAGTTTGCGACATTCTTCTTTCGCCTTTACTGGAATATCCGGATGCCATACAGCCATACCACAATCGTATTTTACTATATGTGGCTCGTCTAAGTCAACAAGCACTAATCCCAACACAGCAAGTAAAGCAAAAATGCACACTATAATATACTGAATCATACAAATCCTACTTTTCTATTCAGCGTTTTAGTATGCTGCTGTACTTCTCCGTTAAATATTTCAGCAATAGAGTAACTGCTCTTTGTTAACTTCTTATGATCAATACCAACTTTCTTTGCAAGGACTATTGCATCCTCTTTAGATAGATTATCAAAATGCAAGATATCAAAACAACGACCAGGACGAATCAAAGCAGCATCTACATCTCGAATTGAAGGTAAGTTGGTAGAGAAGACTAGCTTCTTTCCCTTTGTTGTAACAAGACCATCCCCAACATTCAAGAAGCGATGCATCATTGAATTACCATCACTACGAGCTTTTAAGAATGTATCAGCATCTTCCATAACCATGACAGTTGCTTCCCCCTCAATAAACTGGGCAAACACATAATCTTTTTCTAGGATGGATGCATCGTATGTGACAACGGCACTTGACCCTGTATGTTGTAAGAACCCTCTAATGAAAGTAGTCTTACCAGTTCCTGGTGGTCCAATAAGGAGAAGGATAGATGCATCAGACTTCAAAAAACGATCATAATAATCTTCAATTGGCTCATCATTGAGAAAAGGATACATTTCAGAAAGAGGAGTTCTATCTGTACGAAGTGGAACATTGACGGATGAACCATCAGCTGAATACATCCACTCAATGTAGGACTCAGCTACCTCAAACCTAGCAGCACACTGCTCAATAAACAAGTCAATCTCTTTTCGTGTGCCATGTATTTTAATTGAGATTGCGTTAGCATTTAGTTCACAGGACATCCAAGAAGATGTTGCCGTGTCGATGATAAGCATTCCACTTGTAGAGTAGTGAACAACTTGAAACAAAGGATTAATGTTGTATGTCTTATTTGTATGTTCAATCCATTCTTGCTTTGTGGCAATGAGAGTAATCTGCTCCATCAATGTATTTGTATCACCACGCTTAAATAATAATTTAGTGGTAATGTGATCAGATATATCTGACGATGCTAAGAAAAATTCATTCGTGCTTGAAGACATTGGTTCTTCTCTCCATTTCCAGTGTTTTGTAAATTTCTTTGTATTGTTTGCTCTAAAGGATCTACGCGATCTACGTGGCAGGTGAAGAATGCTTTTCATAAAATCATCATTAAAAACTCTATCCAGCATACTACTCATCTGTATTTGTTTCTATATTATTGTTTGTAAATTCCGACTCAACTTCATCGCGGAGAAGGTTTTCATAATCTTCAAGTAAATCATAGTCGGAAAAGCTCTCATAGAACTCTGGTTTTTCTCCACCAAGAGCTCTAATGCGATCTACAATTTGTTGTCGTAATGGCTTCATTATCCTCTCCTCATCTTGGATAAGTCAACAGCAGCATCGGCACTAAAAATAGGTACTAGGTTGGACTTGTGCATACATCCAATACCAATCACTTTATCACCTGTATATACTGGCTGTATTGCTTTTACAGCAACTGCAGCTCCACTATTCAGCGACTTGTGTTGTAAGTGGTCTAAGGCACCAGGACGTAGTGATAACAGTCTTGGTTCCACATATGGCTTTACTATTTGTTGAGTACGAGCTTTATTCTCTACAAGACCATACTTTTCCATATACTCTTTCCAAGCATCTCTTTGCTTCTCTCGTTGCTTGCGAGTTTTCTTAGACCTGGTATTCATGTATAAAATAGTCATCACGGTTCTCCACATTATAATTCATTATACGTCATTTTGATAATAACGTCAACGGCTACTCCACTAATTTATATCGGAATTTTGGTATTTTAAATGCTTCAATTCTGCGGACGTCGTTCATTACGGTAATGTTCCAGCTTATGGCAACACGTTCTCGGTCTGAACAAGAATCCGGCAACACCATATGTTTTAAATATGCAGGAAAAAGAATTGCGTGATACTTTTGAGGAGTGTAGTAGTAATCAAGACAGCTGGTGTGTGGACTGCCGTTAATATCCAATCTACTCTTATTTTCGAAAGGATGAGCCCCTCGTGGATCAACAAGCATAATATCTCCCATACCATCAATAAAGTACATGGTACCAACACCCCATGTTCCGTTGTGGTGGTGAAGTGGTTTGTATGTGTTCAGTCCCTTCATTACAGCAACCCACATATCTTGAAGAACAACATAGTAGCCCTTAAGCCCAGCATGAGATGCATACTCAGCAGAAAGGTCAAGTGTCCAGGATACTATTTGCTCTGTACCTGGTATTGCTTGAGTGAATAGATCAAGGTATATGCTCCTCGTACTGAGGACGTGCTGTTTGAATTGCTCCAACACAGCTGTGTCTTGTTCCCATTTATTGATACTGATGGGAGTAGTAAAGATGTGCTGGATAAGCATTACCAAGCTTTTTCCACTTTAAGCATGTGATGTGTTATCTTATCCTTTATCATATCTGGAACAGTTAAATATGGCCACTCTAATTCAAATGGACACACAATACTACTCCATCTCTTTTTTTCCAGAAAGAATGCAAACTCTTGTTTATCTTCTTTACTTAAAGGATTGAATATACGTTTTCTTGTAACTAGCTGTTGCCAGTCAAATAGTTTTTTACTTTTTGTTATCATAGGTCTATTACCTGCATATCAACTAACAGACCTATGAGGCCTTAACAAGGCCACATACGGATTACTTAAATACGCGGCTAACGTAGTAGTAAGCATTGGCAAACGTGATTCCAAGTTCGACTTGAATCAGCTTAGCAACATCGCTAGCTTTTTTACCACGATTAGCTTCAAAAATTTCCAAAGCCCGAGCTTTCTTATCATCACTACCACGCTTAGATTTCATAACTGCATCCATACTAGACTCCTCCATAACGAAAAAATAAGGGTATTTAACTTTCATATCTGCTATCTTTATTGCAGCATGTTCCATTGCTTGCTTAGGATCAAACGTCCTCCCTTGCAAAGTAAACAGAATAGCTTGCTCAACCATGCACTTAGCAGTAATAGAAGCTTCCGTCGAATTACCAATCGCAGTTCCACCAAGTTTACAGATAATCTGGTTAGATTTTACAAGTGGATCTGACGATTCCGAAATATCCGTACCAATCCCTTCAATCGATCTATGAATCGATCCGTTAGGATTAATATTATATTTTTTAAACACAGACTGAACATCCACCATTTCACATTCCTCTATCAGTTAAGATAAAGTCTATTGTACCCATTTTTTGAACAAATGTCAACAAGCAATAACTGGTTGATTTTATTAGATATTTTCAGAGAGTTTTGGTGTATATACGGCTTTTGGGAGGGGGTTTTGGTCATGATAATTATTGAACACGTTGAGAACCTTTTCACGGTAATCACTCGTTTTTTTCACAAACAGTTGCTGTTTGTTTTCACCATCTTCAACTGCAATAACAATTGCAATCTGAGGAATCTCATGCAGTATCATGTCTCCATACACTTCTTCGAGCATAATAGCATAGCAAGTAGATTGGAGGAAGTAGTCTTCAATCCAACCATCTTTTTTGTCTTTTGTTGCAGTCTTAAAGTCAACGACTGTATCCAAACCTTGAAACCGACAAAACATATCTGTTCGACCAGCCGTTCTTAGTTTGTGTGAGAATAACGCTAACTCATTACCGTAAATTACTTCCACGCCTTCATCAAGAATCGGGCGTATATGGTTGAACAATTCTATATGGAGTGGCATATGCTTTGCAAGATAGTTCTCCTTGTTAAGGAGGTAATCCTCGCAAATTTGATGGAGTTGCGTTCCTCTATCAGAAGCTCGACGGGAGATTTGATCGGCTTTTACTTCCCCAACTTTTTTACGCCACCTGTCTAGCCCTTCTTTTTTCTCAGGATTGCTACCAAGAACAGAAGTAACGGATGGGTAAAGCGCACCATCGGGTGTCCAATAGTAGCGCTTACCGTCAATTGTTGTAGACTCTAAATCAATCTGATATAGGTCTTGTCTTTCAAAGTGTTTTCTACTTTGTTGAGTCTTCGAGTTGAATCTTTGCAAGGATATAATCTTTCACTAAGGAACTTCTAACAATATCATCAGTTGTAAATTCAATTTTTGTAAATGCAGTCATCAGTTTAGCAACGTCAAAAAACTTTACTAATCCAGACTTATCATCCCGCTTCTTCAAATCACACTGCCTGTAATCACCACACCATATAATCTTCGATCTGTGACCCACACGAGTCATAACAGTATCAATCTCTTCCATTGTCATATTCTGCATCTCATCAACAATAATGATCGCATCATCAAACGTCATACCTCTAATGAAAGAAGTAGATATAAATTCAATTGCGTGTTGCTCTTCTAAACGCTGATAAGCATCACGTCTTCCAAATAATGTATCACATATTTGAATGTATGGTTGTTTATAAATCTCCAACTTACCTTCAATATCACCAGGCAAATGACCTATCTCTCTTCCCTGTACTGCTGATCTTACAATAATCACTTTTTCGAAAGGATTACTTTTATCTAATACTTCTTCTAAGGCTTTATATACTGCTATAAAGCTCTTACCAGTTCCAGCTACTCCATGTAATGCTACAAAATAATCTCCACGCTTGTATGCTTCAAAAAACGTTTTTTGGTTTTCAGTAAGAGGATCAAAAGTTTTTAAATGATCCAATTTTATTTTCAATGGCAAATGTTGTTTATGTTGTTTTTGCTCAGTATACTGCT